ATTCTTCAAATATTTCCCTTATCTTTTTACTTTCTTCGGCGGTAAACTCTTTTCTCTCATAACTTTCTTGTTTTCCTTTTGGTGGCCGTATCGTATGATAGTCTTTAGATATGAGACCATATTGAGTTGACATTTCTTTGGTCGCCTTTGTGATAGTCATAATCTTATCTTTTGGTATGGTAACCACGTTGTCAGGTGAAAAGTTAACCCAACGAATCAAAGCGATATAATCTCTAAAACCAGTAGCAGTAATTTGAGGCACATACTTAATCTGTAATGGCCGTTCTAATCTTAACAATGGGGAATTGTCTGGTAACTGCTTATCTTTTTCTGGTAGATTACAAACTATATCATCACCATTGATAAGTTTAATTACTTTAACGTTTATTTTATCTTTAATCTCTTGGTGCATTGCCTATCTCTACGTTGTGAATTTCATAATCAAAGTCTTCACCGCTGTAAATATTTATCCTTTCTCTAAAGTGTTGAAGCGTGTAGTTCTCTTTATCATTGTGTGATAAATCGTCTGCAACATCATATAAAGTAGCGTGTGAATTATTATCTTTTAATCGTAAACCACGACCTATTGATTGTAAATTTCTTATCCTGGATTTACTAGGACTAGCAAAAATAATGTTATGCAAATTCCTAATGTTAATGCCGGTACTGAAAGTCCCATAACTCGCCACGATAATGGCGTTGTCAGATTTTTCCGTAAGCTCTCTAATAGTTTCTCTTCTTGTGGTGTCAACTCCCCCATAGACGAAAGAAACTTGTTTATCTTTCGCTTTGTCTTTAATTGTTTCATACAAATCCTTTCCGTGTTTTTCTACATATTGAAACAAACATAATGTATTGCCTTGTAAGCCAGAGGCCAAGTTTCTAATGTATCTATTTCTTTTTTCGTTAGATACAATAAAATCCATTTCTTCTTGGTAAGTTTTGTTTTTTATAAATTCACGTTCCTTTTTACCGTGTTGTAAGACCAAACAGAATATTTTGAGGTCAGCTAGTTTGCCTTTCTCCTGAAGTTCCGTTGTGGATACTACTTTATTTACAGCACCAAATAGTCCTTCTAATACTAGTTTATGAGTTTTTGAACCATCTAAAGTACCTGTCATACCAACCTTATATGGGCATTTTACCAGTTTTGTCAATATTTTTGTAAGTGATACTGCTTTAAATAAATGTGCTTCGTCACCAATAATCATTTCAAATTGTGTAAACCATTTTTTAGGCATATTGTATATTGATTGCCAAGTAGATATTACAACTCTTTTATTTGTTTCTTTTCCGTGACCTTGATATATTCTATGTACGTTTTTTTCAGGTGACCAACCATAATCTTTAAAGTCTTTATATAATTGTTCAACTAGTGAGGTGGTTGGCACAATGATTAATATTTTTTTATCTAATCTTAATAGATTAAATCTTACCAATAGATATGTAATTAAAGATTTACCAGAGGCTGTTGGTGATAATAATAAACATCTATTCTTTTTAGTTGCATATATAAATGCCTCTTTCTGATAGTCTCTAACTTCTAATGGTATTTTTAATGCTTTGATAAAGGCGTCAACTTTATTATCTTCAACTTTTGTATCTTTTATTTTTGTACCATCAACAACTTCTACCTCATTGTCTGTACACCATTTTAAAATATAAGGATATAAACCAGCATATATTTGACCAGTTTGATATGAGAACAATCTTATCTTGCCGTCCCAAACTCTATTTCTATATTGAGGCATAAACTTAAAACCAGGCACCTCGAAAGTAAAGAATTCACCAAGGTCTCTTCTTATACTTTCATCTGCGTCTATCTTTAAATATACGTCATCTTTCTTGTCTATAACAAGATATCTTAAATTGTTCATTATTAAATAGCGCCGCTAGTAAACTTACGCCACTCAATCGCATTTTTTATTGTGAAGGTTCTATTTGAAATTTGTCTAATAGTTCTATCTAAAAAATCGGTGGTCGTTTGTAAATATTCAACTTTATGTTTTGCTCGTTGTATATCAATATCTGAATCAAGATATTTGTCAACGTCTTGTTTTAAAATTTTTAAATTAAATGGTTTCTGTGCATATACAGAGGCGTCTGATTTGCCTGTATAATATTCCCATTTTTCACGTTTAAGAATATATAAATCAGACTCAGCTTTGCTTAACAACAACTTAAAGTTGGTTAAGTGCTTCATATATTTGTTGTGTAATTGAGGTGTTTTTAAAGACTCTAAATCTAATTCTGTTTCGTTTAATTTAAGGTCTTTATCAGCCTGTTCTTGTAGTTTTTCTAAATCCATAATATATCCAATCTATCATAAAATAATTAAAAAGTAAAGCCTAGGTTACAATATCTACAGCCTTTTTACCCTTTTGTGCAAACTCATAAATGTTATATTGAAATATAGCCGTTGCTGATAAGTAATCAACATCTGAAGCCTGCTGATTAAAATTTAGACCAGATAGTGATATAGGAAACACGTCTCTAAATCTAACTTCTATATTTGCATTATTCTTACTAGTTAGTATGTTTAATGTGGCGTCTGAAAAAATAGGACCTATCGGAGTAGCACCAGAGACTACTTTTCCAGGGTCAGTAGGCGTACTTTCCTTTCCTATTACAGGAAATCTGTCTTTATTTTCTGCTAATATATCTCTGTATTGTTTTCTATCTTTAGGAAAACCAATACCAGTTAACCAACCGTGCATTTCTCGGTAGTTCTCCAAGTTCTCATCTACCATAAATGTGATTTCTAGTTGTTCAAAAACAAACTTATCACCTGGTACAGGTATATCTCTGAAAGGATTGGTTTGAGTTGCATTACCCATATTCACACCTGGCACATTAGCAGCCGTGCAAAAATATTCAACTTTAGGTAATTTGATAATAGAAAACTTAAACTGCTGTGGCGAGGCCAAATCTAGTTTAGTTGGTTGTCTTGATAATGCGTCTGTATTAGTCATATGGATATTTATCCATTACGGAGAGCAAAAAAAAGGGGCGAATAAATCGCCCCTTTTCTGAAGTTTGTACTTCGCAAAGTAAAATTACATTAAGTTAGCAATTTGTACTTTTTGGTAGTATCTGTTAGAGTTAGCAGAACCAGCGTCATTTACTGCTGTAGCAGCACCTGAAATCGCACCAGTTTCAGCAAAAGGATTAGCGATTAAGCCATATCTTGTTTTGAAACCGATTTTTGGTTGGAATGTATCCTGACCAACAGCTCTAACCATTTGTAGAGGTACATATGGACAATAGAACATACCAGCGTCATAAGGTGAAGTACCTTTGTAACCAACAACGTAGAATTGTTTTGTTGCTGGAGAGTTTGCTGAATATGGGTCGATATATACTTTGTATCTACCGTTAAGAACACCTGCAAAAGTATTACCTGTGTCATCAACATTTAGGTTATTGTTAAGAGCTGGAGTATAGTCTAATACACCTGCCATTTGAAGAGCAGAGGCAACATCTGAAGAACAGATTATCATATTACCTTTACCTCTTCTTGTTCTCTGAGCGATTCTGTTTGCGTCTCTTTCCAATTGGAACATAAGACCTTTGAATCTCTCAACTGACCATCTACCATTTGAGTCTGTGTCTAAATCAAATATACCAGCAGTTGTCGTGTTTGCTTGAGCGCCTTTTTCAGCGTTTATGTAAACCGTTCTAACTACTTCTCTATTGATTTCTGCAAGTATCTCAGCAGATAAAATGTTCGCAAGTTCAGTCTCAGCGTCTAAACCGTGGATTGCTTTAAGGTCTTGAGCAAGTTCCATTGTGTATTCCGCTTTAAGAGCTCTTGACTTAGCAGTTACCGTAGATTTCTCGATTGAGAAAGCCATTTCAGCAAATGCATTGCCACTTGCGTCACCTAATGCTTCAGCCGCAGCTGTAGTCATAGCAGTACCTTTTGTGTAAGTACCTGGTGAAGAGTCGTTTAATACTGCTGGGTTAGTTCCTGCCTGAGCAGTAGATGAATAACCATCTACACTTGAACCAGCGGCATTTCTACCAGAGAAGTCTGAATCTGCTTCGTCAAACATAGCTTCTGCGCCTGTTTGTGAAGTGTATCTGCTTCTCATAGCAAATATAAGACCAGTTGGACCGGTCATAGGTTGAACACCTGCGATATCGTAAGCAATTAAATTAGGCATTGCTCTTCTTACCAAACTAATTAGGATTGGATCCCAGTTAGCGATTGCTGAACCAGTTGCGTTAGTCGGTGCAGCTTCTGATAAGAAAGCAGCGTCTTCTTTAGAAGCTCTTTCTTGGTTTTCCAAGATAACAGAGGTGACGGCACGTCTGTATGAGTCCGTGATTTTTGGTAAATCAGGATGCTCAAGGACTGGCTGCCATTTTTTTTCGTGAGTTTCGGATAAGTACATTATTTTTCTCCCTTTTCCCTTGAATTAAGATATTTTAATATCTTTTGTT